GATCACTCAAGCTCCAGAAGCATTTCTTATTAGAGCATTAAAACATGCAGCCGATGGTGATTTCTTCAAAGTTGCCGAGAGAGTTGGACTTGAATCTTTAACTAAAGAACGACAAATAATTCGCTCAACTAGAGAATCTTTTGACGAAGAGAGTAAAGTAAAACCTTTACTTTTTGCTGGTCTTTTAGTACAGGGGGGAGTTTTGAGTTATGATACTAATGTCAAATCAGGAGGAACTGGTGCGCGTTATTTAGGTATTGGTTCTAGTAAACAGTACAGAGAAGATCTGATAACAATTAGTTTAAGGTTAATTTCTGTATCAACAGGTGAAGTATTACTTGAAGTTTTAATTTCAAAAAATATATTATCTGTAGGACTATCGCAAGATGTGTTTAGATTTGTAAACGAAGGCTCTAATCTTATAGAAGTAGAAGGTGGAGTGGCTGAAAACGAAAGTACGTCTATAGCCTTACAAAACGCGATAGAGGAAGGAGTGCTTGAGATAATTAAGCAAGGTGTAGTAAAGGGGTATTGGGAATATGAAAAAGTTAATTAGTTTACTATTAGTTTGTTGTATTGCAGTAGCAGATGATAACGAGATTTATGTAGATCAGGTAGGAGCTACTGCTAATATAGATTTAGAACAATTAGGCAGTGGAAATATTATAGGTGGTTTGAACAGCGCACACGGCTCTATGACTAACTTTGATCTTGATGGTGCAACTATGACATTAGATGTGAATCAAATAGGTAATAATAACAAAATGTTAGGTGATATAAACGCAGACTCATTCACAGGGCTGTTTGATTTTGATGGCGATACTAACTCGTACACTATTCAAGTTGATCCGGGAAACGCTAATTCGGCAGACAACGCAAATGTGAATGTAGACGTAGATGGTAGTACAAATACTATGTCATTAGATTTAGCTACTAATAGTTTATCTAGTGGTGCAGATATAGACACGATAATCCAAGGTTCAAGCAATACTGTTCACATTGATCTAGATGTAGATTCTGCTACGAACTATATCGATCTTGATGGTGATTCCAATACTGTCGATTACAACGGTGATGGGTATGCTGGAGCCTATTTCAAACTTGAACATGATGGATCGACAAGGAGTTTTGACATTGATCAACAATCTACACAAGACAACGACTGGTTGCGTGTTATTTCTAGTGGTTCTAATGGCTCCGTCTGTATTAACCAGTCAGACCAAGGCACAAGCACAAGCTGTTGAAGATATAGGAAATATAACTGAGTTAAACGGTAATACCAGAATAGTAAGAGATAAAGTATACGAAAGTGCTATAGACTTTTCTCTTAATGCTATGGATAAACTCGAGACCGCTAATGGTCGTATGGGCGTTACTTTTCGAGATGAAACTACTATACGTCTAACAGAACATAGTAATGTAACTATAGATAAGTTCGTATTCGATCCAAACCCTAGCAAATCAAGTATGGCTCTTAATTTTGTTAAAGGTACTGGACGGTTTATAAGTAGTAAAAAACCACGCATACCTAAAGAAAATATCAGTATCCGTACGAACTCAGCTACGATTGGGATTCGTGGGACTGATTTTACTCTCACAGTAAAAGAGACGGGAGAAACACTTGTGATACTTTTACCAGACGAGAACGGTGAAGCAAGTGGTGAGATAGAAGTAAACACGGCTCTTGGTCAGGTTATTCTCAATAAACCATATGAAGCTACAACAGTATATAACTTCGAGACTTCTCCTACCCCTTCTGTTATTCTTGATTTAACCCTCGATATGATTGATAACATGTTGATAGTTAATCCCCCGCAAACCATACAAGAACAGTCTGATGAGGATACTTCCGTTGCAGATAACTTATTAGATGTTGATTTTTTAGAGTTTGATGAACTAGATACAGATGAACTAGAACAAGACGATCTAGAATACACTGAATTAGATATAGATTATCTTGCGGGAAATTTTCTTGAAGACTTGCTAGACGTAATTCAAGAAATTGATGAACTTTCTAAAGCAGATAGGGTGTTATCAGCAGACGGAGTGAAAGGAACAGCAGTGGGCTACGATAGTGACACACAGATAAGTACTTTTGTAAGCGATGCTGAAGTCAAGTTTATAAGACAAATAGAGGATAAATTAGAGATGCAAGTATCGAAAGACGGCTCTTATAATATCCGTATAGAACAGGAAGGAAAAGTAAATAACGTTTTAGTTAACGGTGGAAGTTCTTCTTTTATAACGATAAAGCAAGGCAGTTAGTAAAAAAAGTTTAAAAAGATTAGCTTTTTGATATATAATCAAAATTCAGCTTTGTGCTGCAGCTCACGGGATTAGCTTTTAACCTGTTAAACGTTCATATACGCTGGAGAAACAATGCTTGGAGTAGATAGAAAAACTTATTTAAAGAAAAAAGGAAGTCGTTCTGACTTCGTTATCTATACGTCTAAGGGTAAAAAGATTAAAACTAGGAGTAGATTCTAGTGGGTCTTTCAGTAGCTTCAATAAATAAACAAATAGAAACAGCTCCTTTAACTAAAGAACAAGCTAAACAACAGTTTATAGATAAAACAGATGAACTAGGTATTCAACATGTTTTTAAGTTTGAAGACGCTTGGGATTTTATTGAGTATAAAAGAAAACAAAAAGATTTTAGAGAAACAGTAACTAAGTTTGAAGACGCTATAAACAAACATGAAAATTCTCTTGGTAAAAATTTACACACAGTTAATCCTACTAAACACTCTTTTGCTGATGGTCAGTATATTAGAGAAATACATAATCCAGCAGGATTAATTTTAGTTACTAAAATCCATGCTAAAACGCATCCTTTCTTTCTAATGAAAGGAAAAATGACCATAGTGACTGAAGAAGGAGTAGAAGAAATATCAGCTCCTTATCAAGGAATTACTAAAGCAGGAGTTAAAAGAGTAATACAGACACATACTGATTGTGTGTTTATAACAGTTCATCAGACTGATAAATTAAGTATTGAAGAAATAGAAGAAGAAGTTATTGCTTCTTCTTTTCATAAGTTGAAATTAACTGTTCCTGATACAAAACATATAAAAAGATTAATACAGGAGATGAATTAATGTCTTTTATAACAGCTGCATTAATAATGACAGCAGGTTCAGCTCTTAATGCTAATATTGCGAAAAACAGGCAAAGTGATCCAAAAGCTAACTTAAATGCAAGTGCTACTGGAGCCGGATCTCCGGGAGGAGTTCCATTAAATATAAAAGATATCGAAGGAACTGATGTGGCGGGAGCTGATATTACTCCTTTCGCTTATATGCCTTATGACGACAATGGTGGAGGAGAAGAAGAACAACTGATGGCGTTGCTTCAACAACTGTCTTCTGAAGAAGCAGGAGGAGTTATGTCTGCCGCTACAGGTCGGTATTTGAGTCGAGGCACTGGTGGAGGCATAACTACTGAGTTATTACAAAAATTATTAAATATGAAAGATGTTAAATTCGATTCTAATAAAAGTATAGAAGAAATGTTAGCTCTTGAACCAATATCAGAAATACCAGAAAGTAGATCTCCGATGGAAATAGTTGAAGCACAAACCCAAAACACCATGCCTACTGAAGATATTATAACTGCGGCAGGAAACGCTCCAAGTACAGGTATAGCAGGGCTTATGGATAAAGTTTCTGGTTTTGCAGAAAAAAATCCGGCGGTTTTTAATGCAATAACATCAACGTTAACTGATTTAATCTCTACAGCGATTAAAGGTACTCGTGAACCTCCTCCTTCTAGACTCGACTCTAGACCGATGATAGCAGGAAATGCTAATAGACGAGCAGCACAAATGAATTTTAAACCTATCGGAGCTAAGTCTGGTGGAGTATTAAACAGAAAAATGTTTAGTCCTATGTTCCACGGTGGAGAACTAGATGGTCCGGGAGGTCCAAAAGACGATTTAATACCGGTAATGGCGAGTGACGGAGAGTTTATGCTTTCTAAAGCCGCTGTTGATCAAGCTGGTGGTGGTAATCATAATAAAGGTATCGCTAGATTAACTGCCTTTAATAATAAGGGAAATAAAAGATATGGCTAGTAGAGAAGAACAAGAATATTCCAGTCAAGCCCCCGCCCCGTATATTGGGCGATTTTTACAACAAGGAATATTCCCTTACGCACAGAAGTTTTTAGACCAACAGTTTGAAAACTATGGAGAAGCAGATTCTAGTCCGTTTACTTATACCGGTCAACGAGTAGCAGGTTTTGATCCTAGAGAACAATACGCTATGGATATGTCAGATCAGGCTATCGGTAGTTATCGCCCTTATTTAGGACAGCAAGCTGATCTATTACGAGAAGCTGGAGATGTTCAAAGAGCCGGTACTCGAGCAGGAGCAGGTGCATTAGGTCGTGCTGAACTAAGTGGTTATGGAGCCTCTAGAAGTTTCGATCCTAGAAGTGCACAAGGTTTTTATAATCCTTTTGAAGAAGACGTAGTACAACAAACGTTAAGCGATGCTCGTGAAGGTTTGGCTAAAGGAGATATGGCTTTAAGAGATCAAGCTGTACAAGGTGGAGCGTTTGGTGGTGCTCGTGGACGGTTTACGCAAGAAGATTTAGCTAGACAAGTAGGTAGAGGAACAGCTGAAGCTATTGGTGGTATTCGTAGTGGTGGTTATACCAGTGCAAGAGATGCGGCGCAAAACGCATTTGAAGCACAACAAGGTCGACAAGCGGGATTAGCAGGATTACAAGCACAACTAGGACAGGCATACGGTCAGATGGGACAACAACTAGGTTCAGGCTTAGCGGGTTACGGTCAATCGTTTGGTGGCATGGGACAAGCCTTACAAGGGTTACAAGGTGCAGACATTAACAGAACTATGGGTATGGGTGGCTTAGGTAGAGGTAGACAACAATCCCTCATGGACTTAGGTTATC